GCACGGCACTCCTCAGGTCCGTGAGCGTACTTTCTACTTCTTCTGGCAGGGCGACAAGACTCCTCTTCTGAACTATTACAATCGTCCTTGGGAAAAGATTGAAGACGTCATTCGTAATGCTCGTTCAAATACGATGATGGAACCTATCAATCCTAAGACGCCGTCTGAAGATCCATACTATCGCTTCATTCTAGAAGAGATGTACGGTGGTCTGACTCATAGACAGTTCTCTCATGAGAAGATGGAGTTCCTCAAGGTACGTTCAAATGACGTATTCTCATTCATTGAGCAGCAGGGATACGATTACAACCAGGTCGGTGCATGGCTTGAGAAGCACGGATTCGAAAAGGAAGTAGCTAAGTGTAAGTACAAATACGAAAAGCTGGCTGCCGGTGGTAACGTGATGCGTCGTGGTACTATCGTCCCTAAGGACTTCATTGGAGCTTTCGTCGGTCACTATCCGACTATGCTTACACATCCTGACGAAGATCGATACATTAACTATCGTGAAGCTCTATCGATCATGGGTATGCCGACTAACTTTGATCTGCTGAATCCTAAGAAGTCGTCTAACCATATCTGTCAGAACGTGCCAGTTAAGACTGCTAAGGACATGGCAGTTGAAGTTAACGAAGTGCTTCTTGGTAATCGCCCATACCTCGATTCGAACTATACGTATCAGGTCAATACTCATCAGACGCATGAGATTTGGGAAGAGCGTGCTAAGAAAACCATCGTAGACTTCCTAGCGTGACATATAAATAAGATGAAAGGTTGTTATGTCTCTTAATGATTACGCGCCCGCAGCTCGCGAATATGAAGCAGATCAAGCTAAAGCTCATGTATCTCAGATCAATGCTAATGCATTGATCGATGCTTCTAGAATCACATTCCCTCCTAAAATCGACTACTGCTTCACGGAAGACGAGTATCTTCTTGAGCTGAAGGAGTACATCGATAAGACCTATGGTCAGCACTACGCCAAGAGCAAGATTCAGTCAACTGAGTTTATCATGGACGCTGGCCATGGTGAAGGCTTCTGTATCGGAAATATCATCAAATACGCTCAGCGTTATGGTAAGAAAGCCGGTAAGAACCGCGCAGACCTACTAAAGGTCTGTCATTACGCGATCATGATGCTTCACGTGCATGATCGTTTCAACTCACAAGAAAAGGAGTAAACGCTTAATGCGTGTTTACATTCTACTAGACCGATCGGGTTCAATGCAGACGCAGTGGTCCGACACCCTTGGTGCCATCAATGCGTATGTCTCTGAGCTCCCAAGTCAGACCAACGTCTATCTAGCCACTTTCGACAGCGGCTACAATGGCGATCTAAGCTATAACGTATTGCGTAATACTACTGCCAAAGGCTATAAGGACGTCACTCCGACTGAGATTAGCCCACGTGGTGGTACGCCTCTTCTCGATTCGATGGCACGTCTTCTTGACACTGCTTTCGAAGAGAGTCCGGATAAGGCATACATCGTAGTCATGACCGATGGTTATGAGAATACGAGTAAGAAGTACAATCGTCAGGTGATCAAGGAAAAGCTTGCTCGCGCTGATGATCGTAACTGGGAAGTTGTCTTCCTGGGAGCTAACTTCGACCAGGTTACCGATCAGGCACAGTCGATCGGACTTAGTGTTCAGAAGTCTTATAACATCTCAACGCATAACCTTGCTGATGAGATGAAGTTTATGGCAACCCAGACCGTTGCATATGCAACAGCTGGTGCCCGTACTGAGTTTACCGCCGCAGACCGCACTCGCGCAACTGCTAACAAGAAGTAAAATATGAGCGTTGAAATTAAAGTAGACACGGACAAGCTTCGTGCATCCAAGATTATGGTTGCTACTCCGATGTATGGTGGCCAGTGTGCAGGTTTGTACACGAAGTCGATGATGGACTTAATGGCGCTATGCACGATTAACGGCATTAATCTGGTACCCTACTTTCTGTTCAACGAATCTCTGATCACCAGAGCTAGAAACTACTGCTGCGACGAGTTCCTGCGTAGTGATTGCACACACTTGATGTTTATCGACTCTGACATTGGTTTCAATCCGAATGATGTCATTGCTCTTCTAGCTCTGTTGATTAACCATCCGGAAATCGACGTCATCGGTGGTCCGTATCCCAAGAAGTGTATCTCTTGGGAGAAGATCAAGCTGGCTGTCGACAAGGGAGTCGCTGATGAAGACCCTCGTGTACTTGAGAACTTCATTGGTGACTTCGTCTTTAACCCTAAAGCCAACACACCAACCATCCGTCTAGATCAGCCGGTAGAGGTTGCAGAGATTGGCACGGGGTTCATGATGATGCGTCGCGACATTCTTGAACGCTATAGGGAAGCGTATCCAGACCTATCGTTCAAACCTGATCATATCAGAACTGAACACTTCGATGGTACGAGGGAAATCCACGCGTACTTCGATACTATCATCGATCCACAAACTAAGCGTTACCTGTCTGAAGACTACATGTTCTGTTACAACGTACAGAAGATGGGTGGCACAGTGTACTTCTGTCCGTGGATGCAGATGGCTCACGTCGGTACTTACATCTTCGCTGGTTCTCTTCAGCACCTCGCAAGCATTGGTGCACCAGCAACAGCCGATATCTCTCAGATTAAAAACAAAAATAAGAAAAAGTGATTGACATTTGTTTCAATAGTGATTATACTCTAACCCTCACCTATTGGAGTCTTTTATATTATGGCTAAGCACAAGAAGAAGCGCGCTCACAAGGTTTCGAAGGGGCTGCGTAACGCGATCTCTCCGAGCACTGTCCGTGCTGTCCGCGCTGACCGTTCTCCGGTCGATGTCTACACTAACAAGCTGAATGCTTGGAAGAAGGGCAAGCGCGGCTACGTTACCATTCCCAACCCCGATGCGTCGCAGACCAACCGCCGCTTTATCCGTGTGCCGTTTACTCAGGCATTCGGCGGCCTCTACAAGGACATCAAGTCTCGTGTCCGTCGCGCCGATGAAAATCAGAGGATTGAACTCTAATAATGAAGCTTGATTCGCGTACTCTTCAGGTACTGAAGAACTTTTCCACTATCAATCCCAGCGTCCTGTTTCGACCTGGGAATATCTTGAAGACCATTACTCCTACGAAGACCATCCTCGCTCGAGCGACTCTTCAGCAGGAGTTCCCGTCTCAGTTCGCCATCTACGATCTGTCTAAGTTCCTTTCGGTTCTTAGCCTCTTCGATGATCCGGATCTCGAGATTGGAGAGAAGTCGGTTGTCATTCGTTCTGGCCGTAAGAAGGTCAATTACGTCTTCGCCGATCCTAACTCGATCGTCGCTCCTAAGGATGACAAGGAAATTCGTTTCCCTGAGCCTGACGTAAGCTTTGAGTTTACTCAGGAGCAGCTCAGCGATGTTATGAAGGCACTTGGTGTTCTTCGTCAGCCTGAGATTGCTGTCACTGGAGATGGTGAGGTCATCACTGTCCAGACGACTAACTCGAAGGATCCGACTTCGGATGTTTACTCCATTGAAGTAGGTGAGACCAATAAGCGTTTCAACTTCATCTTCAAGGCAGAAAACATTAAGCTGCTTCCTGGCACGTACCGTGTTGATATTGCCGCTGCAGGCATCTCACGTTTCACGGGCGAGGACATCGAATACTTTGTTGCTGTTGAAAGCAATAGCAAGTTCGATGGGTAAGCAGTCGATTACCGGAGCATTTGATCTCACGATCAACCTTGGCGATGCTGTGACCTATCCAGGTCGTCGTGGTAGCTACATTTGGTTGAATCGCGGCATTGTAGTTCATATTGATGACAATTGTGAATATATTGTTGTCAGTAAGCGTCGTTGGGAAAAGAGGTCCAAAGACGTGAAAGTCTACAATCTACATTACGTAGTTCCGCTACCGGATAGCGCCGAGAGCGCTAGCTGATCAGACCGCCCCTGTCAGATCAGTGGGGACGATGGTACTGCAGATACTGTCGTCCCCTTTTCTTTCTTTACATCATGGATACATTATGAACAAAGACTTCCTTTGGGTCGAGAAATATCGGCCTAAGACTGTTGCCGACACCATCCTTCCGGATTCGCTGAAAGCAACCTTCCAGCAGTTCGTTGATCAAAAGAACGTACCTAACCTCATCCTCGCCGGTGGACCGGGTGTCGGTAAGACCACCGTCGCCAAGGCAATGCTCGAAGAGCTTGGTTGCGACTATATCGTAATCAACGGCTCTCTTAATGGTAACATCGACACTCTTCGTAACGAGATCTTGAACTTTGCTTCGAGTGTCTCGTTGATGGGTGGCCGTAAGTATGTTATCCTCGATGAGGCAGACTATCTAAACGCTAACTCGACTCAGCCAGCTCTTCGTAACTTCATGGAAGAGTTCTCGCGTAACTGTGGTTTCATTCTTACATGTAACTACTCCAACCGTCTCATCGCTCCTCTGCATTCTCGTTGTTCGGTCATTAACTTTAAGATCGAAAAGAAGCAGATGCCGAAGCTCGCCATGCAGTTCATGAAGCGAGTGCAGATGATCCTGGACACCGAGAACACTCCTTACGACGATAAGGTTCTGGCGGAAGTCATTACCAAGCACTTCCCTGACTGGCGTCGTATTCTTAACGAGCTGCAGACCTATGCGGCAGTCGGTTCTATCGATGCAGGTATCCTCGCCAACATGGCAGAGGTATCGATCAAGGAGCTGGTCGGCTTCATGAAGGATAAGAACTTCACTGAAGTCCGTAAGTGGATTGGTCAGAACTCTGATGCAGATCAGAACAGCATGTTTCGAGCGTTCTATGACAACGCTGCATCGTACTTTAAGAAGGGCAGCATTCCTCAGCTCGTCCTAATCCTTGGCAAATATCAATACCAAGCAGCTTTTGCAGCAGATGCGGAAGTCAATCTAGCTGCGTGCATGGTGGAGATCATGGTAGATTGTGAGTTTGAATAATGGACACTGTAGAAAAGATTAAGCAACTAGATGAACAGATCAAAGCTCTTACT